GACTATGACGACAGCGATCTCGACGTGGTTCCGGTCAGCGATCCCAACCTTGTCACGGACATGCAGAAGCTGACCCGCTCGGAAGCCGAATGGGCGAGCTTCAACGGCGATCCTTTGGTTAATCAGGTCGAGCTTCGCCGTCGCCGCATGGAAGTGCTCGGCGTCGAGGACATCGCGACGATGATGCAGGTCCCGGCACCGCCGCCCGATCCGAGGACGGTGGTCGCGGCGATGACCGAGGCGCGCGCCAAGATCAAGACGATGGCCGAAGTTCGCCAGATCGACGCGTCGGCGGCGCTCGACGCGATGCAGGCAGCGCAGATCGCCTATGGGCTGGGGCTGATGGATGACGCGGCCAATCTCACTCAGGCCGCAATCAATCTTGGAGGGACAGTCGATGACGATCTTGGAACCGGAGGAGTTCCAACGGTGGAAGGACAGCCAGGCGACGAAGGAGTTTCTGAGCCTGCTCAGCCGGCGCCGGTCGAACCTGATGGAAGCATGGGCAGCGGGCCAGCCGCTGGCCCCGGAGCAGCAGGCCCAGGCGGTGCTCCTGGGGCAGCTATCGCGGGTCCAGCATGACGACGTGCTCGACATGGCTGGCGTGGAGGTGAGCGATGACAACAATCGCGACTGACGGACGCTCGATGGCTGGCGACAGCCAGACGACGGGAGGAAGCCAAGTGCTTCGCTTTAGCCCGAAGGTGAGCCGTCTCGCCGATGGGCGCATCGTCGGCGCGTGCGGCCCGACAACGGAGTGCATCAAACTCGTTCGCTGGATCAGTGAAGGCGGCGACAAGCCGGAATTATCTGACGAGGTTTGCGCCATCATTTTGAATGCCGATGGCACGGTGGACTGGCTCGATCACAAGCTGGAAACCATCTCCGGAAATCTCGTGCCTTACGCTATCGGAAGCGGCGGCGACCTTGCGCTGGGTGCCATGCTCGCTGGTGCCAGCCCGGCCCAGGCCGTCGCCTATGCCGCGTCTAGAGACGTGCACACCGGCGGTGAAATCACCGTCCTCGCCATCGAACCGCAAATCAAGGCAGCAGCATGAACACGTCCGGAATCCAGCCTCTCGATCTTCGCGTACTCGTCCTTCCCGATCCGGTGGAGGAACGGTCGGCGGGCGGCATCCTGCTCCCCGAGCAGCACAAGGAGCGCGAGAAATTTGCGACCGTGAAGGGAACGCTGATCGCGGTCGGCGAGAACGCGTGGGAGGAAGCGGCGGCTCGCTCGGCCAGTTTCATCCCCCCCGTCGCCGGGGATCGTGTCGTCATCGCCAAATATGGCGGCATCATGCTGACCGGCGATGACGGCAAGGATTACCGCCTGCTCAATGACGAAGACGTGATCGGACTTTTGATAGGAGAGAAGCCATGAATACCGTGCTCACCATCGCCGAATATCTGGTCGCCGTCGCGGTCGGTTACGCGATCATCCGTTTCATCGTGCTCCCGGCGATCCGCAAGGCTGGCGGCACCAGCACCGGAACCGGAAGCCAGAGCCCGCGCGAGGGCAAGAACGACCGTCTGTAATGGCGGGAACCGGGGAGGGTTGAATGGCAAGCGCAGCACTGAAGGCTGAGGTCGGGACGGAAATCCCCGGCGAAGGCGAACAAACGGAAGTCGTCGAAACCGGCGCGCGGGATTTTGAGGCCGAGGCACGAGAGCACGGCTGGGTTCCTGAGGGTGAGTTCAAGGGCGATTCCTCGCGCTGGGTCGACGCGGAAACCTTCATGAAGCGCGCCGACGAGATGATGCCGCTCCTGAAGGCGCAGAATGCGCGGCTCAAACGCGATCTCGATAGCCTGAAGAAAGACCTGAAGCGCGCGACCGCGCATTTCGAGGGCGCGGAAAAGCGTGCCTACGACCGCGCCAAGGCCGATCTCGAGCAGCGGATCGAGGAAGCGGTCGAAAGCGGCGATCTTCAGGCCGCGCGAGCCGCGATGAAGGACTTGGGCGAATTGAAGCCCACCGACACGGACGCCGCCCCTGCCAAGGCGACCAAGGAGGAAGCGCAGGAAGCGCTCGACGACTTCCGCGAGGCGAATCCGTGGTACGACCGCGCCAATCTCGCCAACGCGTCCGAGCTCGACATCAACGCGCGGCTCTATTTTGACCGCATGATAGATCGGCACATCGACAAGACCAAGGATCTGGCTCCGGCCGAGTTCTTCGGCTTCATTCAGGGGTTGACCGAGGAGCGCTATCCGCAGATCAAAGCCAAGCCAGCGCGCCAGAAACCGGCATCCGCCGTCGAAGGGGGCACCAGCGGCCGGGCACGCGGTTCGTCGAAGAGTTGGGACGCGTTGCCGGAAACGGCACGGCGCCAGTTCGAGAAGTTCCAGGCGCGCGGCATCCTCGGAGTCAAGGCGACCGGGGACAAGGACAAGGATATGGCCGCCTCGCGCGCTTACTACGCCCGCACGTTCGATTGGGAAGGATACCAGCAATGACCGTTCGTCGCCGTCGTCGCGTCGCTAAGCCGCAAACCGTTCCGAATGAGCCGGTCGCGCAAGTGTTGACCGAGCCGCAAGCATCCGGCGAGCCCCCCGCTGGCGTGGACGGGGAGGTTAACGCTTCCCCGTCCACAATCACACCGATGACCGATGCGATCCGAGCGCAGGGTCTAAAGCCGGACGGCGGTCCGATTATTGATTCAAGCGTTCCGAAACGCCGCCGCCGCGCAAGTGTCGGCGGCCATGCGCTGAAGCTGTCCGCACCGACACGAGAGGGCGTCACGCGGCGCTGGGTCAACGATGACGGGAACCGTATTGCGGAGGCGCGCGAACTAGGGTATGACTTCGTTTCGGAAACGGGCATCCAGACAGCCGATCCCGGTTCGCACATCTCGCGCCTCGTAGGCACCAAGGCGAACGGCGAACCTCTCCACGCTCACCTGATGGAAACCCCTAACGAGCTTTATGCCGAGGGCGTCGCCGAAAAGGAAGCGGCCAACCGGCTGATCGATGAAGCGATCACTGCCGGTCGGGACTCCACCGGCCGTCTTGAAAATCAATACGGCCACGGTTCGATCAAGGTCGAGCGCTAGGCCGCTGTGAAGCACCCCTAAGCGTCCCGACCGAGACGTGAAGAAGGGTGCCTCATGGCGAACGTCAACGCTCCATTCGGCCTCCGTCCCGTTCGCTCGGCCAACGGCCAGCCTTACACGGGTGCGGTGCGCATTTATTCCGTTCCGTCGAGTGACGGCACGGCCATCTTTATCGGCGATGCTGTCAAGCTCGTCGGCACTTCGCAGATCATCAACGGCTCGCCGTTCGCGGATGTCGCTCAGGCGGCGTCCGGCGATGTCATGGTTGGCGTGGTCGTCGGCGTTCTCCAGGATACGCGCGACAGCCTGACCTATCGCGCGGCTTCGACCCAGCGTCGACTGCTCATTGCCGACGATCCCGATCTGCTCTTCGAAGTTCAGCAGTCCAATTCTGGCACCGCGCTCACCGCCAACGACATCGGGCTCAACGTCAACCTGACGGTTGCCGCCGGTTCGACCGCGACCGGCTATTCGGGCACCGTCATCGACAACACGACCGAGGCGACGACCAACACGCTCGACGTGAAGATCGTCGGCATGGTCGACCGGCCCGACAACGACATCGGCAGCTCGGTTTCCTCGGGCACGCTGGCGAGCCGCTTCCTGGTTCGCATCAACCGCCACGTCTTCAACAACCAGATCGCGGGAGTCTAACCGATGGCCGTTATCAACACCGGCAATGTGCCAAAGCTCCTGTGGCCTGGCCTGAACGCGGTTTGGGGCCGCGATTACGAGGAGCATCCGAAGGAGTTCACGGACCTCTTCGATGTCGAAACCTCGGACATGAACTACGAGGAAGAGGTCGAGATGACCGGCTTCGGCCTCGCCAGCGTCAAGCAGCAGGGTGCGCCGACGCCTTACGACACGGAAAGCCAGCAGTCGGTGACGCGTTACACGCACGTCGCCTACGGCCTCGGCTTCACCGTCACTCGCGAGGAGATCGACGACAACCTGTACGAGAAGAAGGGCGTCACGCGCACGCAGATGCTCGCTTTCTCGTTCCGGCAGACGAAGGAGAATGTCGCGGCCAACGTCTATAACCGCGCGTTCAACACCTCGTACACCGGAGGCGACGGCAAGGCCCTGTGCGTGATCGATCACCCGTCACTCGCGGGCAACTGGTCGAACACGCTCGCGGTTGCGGCCGATCTCAGCGAAGCCAGCCTTGAGGACATGTGCGTCCAGATCATGAACGCGACCAACAGTCGCGGCCTCAAGATCGGCCTGATGCCGCGCGCGCTGGTGATCCCGACTGCTTCGGCGTTCGAGGCTCAGCGCATCCTCAAGTCGACCGGCCAGTCCGGAACCGCGAACAACGACATCAACGCATTGCGCGCGATGGGCGTGTTCCCGGACGGGATCAAGGTCAACCATTACCTGACCGACTCGGATGCGTTCTTCATCCGCACCAACGCGCCGCAGGGCATGAAGCTGTTCCAGCGCGTTGCGGCCGAGTTCGCGCAGGACGGCGACTTCGACACCGGCAATCTCAAATACAAGGGCTACGAGCGGTACAGCGTCGGCTGGACTGATCCGCGCGCCCTGTTTGCGAGCCCCGGCGCCTGATGACGGGACGGGGACCGGGCCGCTTTCTTGTCCCCTTGGGGCGGCCCGGTTTCCTTACACTCTTGACGAAGGTTTGACCGATGCCCGCTTCGCCTACCACCACGAATTTCAAGAAGCTGAAGGCCAAAGTCGATCTGACGATCGGCGATGCCGGAACCGCGCT